GCTGAAGTTGGTGTAGGAGCTAACAGTCAGTCTTTGATTGATGGTCGTATACACCGTTATGCTGGTGGTAATGCTGGTAAGATGGCAGTCGAAGATTTTGCATATGCACGTATGCAATTGAAAATGGCTAACGTCCCTGACCAGAACATGATTGCTATCGTTGATCCATCTGTTGAGTACACAATCAACACATTGTCAGCATTAGCAGCTGTTACTAACAACCCTAAGTTTGAAGGCGTTGTAAGTAAGGGTATCGCAACTGGTATGCGTTTCATTGCTAACATCTACGGTTTCGATGTTTACACATCTAACTACTGTGCTGAAGCAACTGACGGTGCTTTACCTCCTATCGATGGTGGTGGTAACGTAAACTTTGGTGCTGGTACAGCAGGTAAAGTTAACTTGTTCTTCTCAGCTGATTCAACTGTGAATCCATTCGTGGGTGCATGGAGACAACAGCCAGAAGTAGATTACGAGTATAACAAAGATTACCAACGCCATGAGTTTGTAACAACAGCTCGTTACGGTGTTAAGTTATACCGCCCTGAAAACATGGTTCGTGTTATCACGACTCCAACAGTATAAGGAGATATATAAATGTCTTACACTAATGCAGATGGCCTATTTGTACTCACTGACGGTGACCAAGGGGCTGTAAAAGACAATGGGGGTGCTTTAGCTGCAACTAAAGTTCTTGTCATTGAAATCCCAGATGCAACTAAGCTAGGTACTGCTCAAACAGCACCAACAGCAAACGATGCATTTATCCCAGCTGGATCTTACATTACCTCAGCAAGTTTTGTTGTAACAACAGCATTTACTTCTGGTGGTGCAGGTACACTAGGTCTAGGTTTGTTTACATTAGCTAATGGTACTATTAATGCCACTGGTATTGATGCTGCGATTGCTAAAGGTGACCTAGCTGCTAACAAAGCTGTAGCTTGTAATGGTGATTTAGTTAATGGAGTAGCTACTGTAGGTGCAGCTAACGCATACGTTGGTGCATTATACGGTACAGCTGCTTTCACAGCAGGTGCTGGTAAACTCGTCATCGAGTATATCGAAGTATAAATAAAATAAGGTTAGGGGCTTAGGCCCCTTTCCTACACTTAACACTTGACAAAGATTAAATATGTAGGTAAAATATCTTTACCAGATGCAGGGTACATATAGTACCTATACCTGAAGGAACTTCACATGGCTAACGTTAACCACTCATCTCTAACAGATCCCTATTTACATGAGCCTAAAGGTGTAGCTGCCGCCTCTGTTGGTAAAGTATATGTAGCTAACGGCTCAGGCTCAGGAACATGGACAGCTAAGGAAAGTCTAGTTGGAGAAACTCTAACAGGTTACATTGAGAATGTTTCAACTGCAACTACAGTCTATGTACCCATACCATTTGCAGGAACTATTAATAAAGTTGTCACAGTCTTAGAAGCTGCTATAGGTAGTTCAGATTCTATAATTACAGTTAAGAATTCAGCAGCAGCATCAATGGGAACTATAACAATAACTCAATCAGGATCTGCAGCTGGTGACGTAGACTCACTAACACCTTCTTCTAACAACACAGTAACAGCTGATAGTTTTATTACAATACAAACTAACGGTGCTTCTGTTAACACTGCAGCTCTTCGTTTTGTAGTAGTATTGGATAGAACATAATGAAACGTACCCTACTAGAAATGGTCCAGTCAATACTTAGTGACATGGACTCAGAGAGTGTCAACTCTATAAGTGACTCAGTAGAAGCTGAACAGATAGCCTCTGTCATCCAGGATACATTCTTTAATCTGATAGCAGCTAGAGATATACCTGAGCATAGACAGTTAATCAAACTAACATCATTATCTGATGTAACTAAACCCACACATTTTACATATCCTACCAATACTCGTCAACTAAGCAGAGTAGATTACAACGTAGCAACTACAGGTACAACCTTTAGAGAGATTACATTTGTTGAGCCTATGGTCTTTATAGATCGTATGAACCAAAACACATCTACTAATCTTGTAGTGACAGACGTTGCAGGTGGTACAACACTGTTTATCGGTAAGTCAACAACACCCACATACTACACAAGCTTTGACGATGAACATATTGTCATGGACTCATACGACTCTGCTGTAGAAAATACACTACAGAATAGTAAGACAAGAGCATTTGGGTATGTGTATCCTACGTTCAGTATTACAGATTCTTTTGAGCCTGACCTAGATGACACAATGCTTCCTTACATGTTAGCTGAAGCTAAGTCTACATGCTTCTCATTGTTTAAGTCAGGATCTGATCCTAAGATTGAGCAGTCAGCTCGTCGTCTTAAATCCTTTGTACAGAACGACATGTATAAAACCAAACGAGAAAACAAACGTCCATACTACGGAAGAAATTAATGGTTGAATTTATTGAGGACATCCGTAACCAACGGTGTGTTTGCAAAACTGAAAAGTTTAATAGTGATATTATAATACAGAAATCAAACGATGGGTTTATATTCTTTGAGATTAAGTTTACCAAAGGTAGCCCACCTGCTGAACTTAGTGGTAGTTACTCCAGTATCCTGAAAGCCAAACAAGCTGTAGAACAGTATGTAAAAAACAGGAAAGAAACTCCCACAGTCCGAAGAGACAATTTCAGTAAAGCTAGACAAGAACGGAAAAAACAAGATGGCGCAGAGACTAAGTCAAAAGGTAGTGAACACGTTCATCAAGGGACTGGTGACGGAAGCTGGTGAACTAACATTCCCTCAAGACGCATCTATTGACGAATCTAATTGTGTTCTCGAAAGAGATGGCTCTCGTCGTCGTAGGCTAGCAACCAAGTTAGAAACTAACAATGTCAACTCAACGTTTACACTAAATAATTCATTTGTCTTTACAACAGGTAGATGGCATAATGCTGGTGGTATTGCAAGTTTAGACTTTGTTGTTGTTCAGAGTGGAATAACTCTACACTTCTATAACACATCTTCAGAGCCATACTCAGGTGAAGAGGAAAGCTTTTCTGTTGACCTTAACGACTTTAACTTTGCAGGTAGTGTAGGACCAGGTCTAGCTAAAGTTGAGATGGATACTATAAATGGTAACCTAGTTGTCACATCTGAAGCTATCGAACCGTTCTACATTACATACTACCCTGACACTAATACAATCACAACTACTCAGATAGCACCTCGTGTTAGAGACTTTGAGTGGTTAGGTGACACCCTTACATATGCATCAGAATTGTTAGACCCTGATACTAATCGTCAGTATGACACAGCTAATGCTGGTTGGACAGGTGAAAAAGGATCTGCTGCTTTAGCTACTTACAGATCTAACAACAGTACTAAGTACCCACCCCTGACCCATCCTTGGTACTCAGGTAAGAATGCAGATGGTAACTTTAGTGAATCTAACTGGAAAAAAGTATTCACAGGATCAACCCTAACAGGTAACGGTAGTTTTATACTAGACTTCTTCTCGAAGAACCGTAGTGACGCATCAGGTATTGCAGGTATTACAACAGAGAATGAGACCAGTAGATTTAAAGCTGTAGCTGCATTCTCTGGTCGTGTGTTCTATGCAGGTCTGACAAGCTCAAAGAATTCAGGTAAGGTATTGTTCTCTAAATACCTAGATAACATGACAGAGGTTACACGGTGTTACCAACAGAATGACCCAACCTCTGAGGAGATCAGTGATCTTCTTGATACTGACGGTGGTGTCATATCAATACCTGAAGCATCTAACATTTTAAAACTACATGCATTTGGCAGTTCAATCTTTGTATTTGCTGAGAATGGCGTATGGCAAATTGAAGGTGTTGACGGTGTATTCAAAGCCACAGAGTATTCTATCTCAAGAGTATCTCAGATAGGTTTAAACAACCCTAAAGCTTTTGTTAGTGTAGAGGGTGTACCTATTTGGTGGTCTAAGCATGGTATTCAAACTCTAACCTTTGACCAAGTGTCAGGTAGAGCTAAGGCTGAGAATATTAGTATTGGTACTATACAGACTTTCTTTGAAGCTATTGACGGCAATGCTCGTAGAGAATGTACAGCTGTATACGACGAGACTAACAAGAGAGTACACTGGTTCTATCCTAGCAATAATGAGACTGTAGGTAACAAGAAGAATAAAGTATTGACACTTGATGTTAATCTACAATCGTTCTACCCTTGGACTATATCTGACAGTGCAAGCAACCCTGACTACATACTAGGTGCTGAGTACTACCCTGGTTTTGGTTCTAACTTTGTAGACAATGATGTTATTACTTCAGTTGGTGCAGATGTTATTACATCAGGTGGTGACGATGTTGTGGTATCACAGCTAACAGATTTGTCACAGGCTGATGCAGCTATCGTACTGATGGTCTTCGATGGTGCTACAGGTAAGATGACAATGGGTTTGTTCTCAGGTACTGAGTTCTTAGATTGGGGTGACACAAACTACAGCTCCTTTGCTGAGGCAGGGTACGACTTCATGGGTGATCTTATACTCAAGAAGAATGCACCTTACGTACAGGTTTACTTACGTCCTACAGAAACAGGGTTCTCAGGCAGTGATACAGCAGGTTATGATCCTGTAAGAGAGTCATCTCTATTGGTGTCATCATACTGGGACTTCCGTACTAACACGTCATCATCACCACAACAGGCATATAGATTAAAGTATACACCTGTTGTTAACGAGTCCAGCTTAGGCACATGGGACTATCCTGAAAAAGTCGTAACCACACGGCTAAAAATGAGAGGTCATGGTCGCAGTATGCGCCTTCGGTTCGAGAGTGAACAAGGTAAAGATTTTGTACTGTTAGGCTTTGGAATACTTAATGCAGTCAATACCCGTTTCTAAAAACTTAGATGGAATTAAAGGATCATGTTTTAGTATAAGGTTAGAGTACAACGAAGAGTTTATTATATTACACTTACCTACTATAGATAAGATGACAAAAGAAGTCCTAGTAGAAATGAAGACTATGTTATCTGAATGGTGGGTGTTTTTTAAAACAATAGGCTACAAAGCAATCTTTGCAGCTGTAGAACCTAAACACAAAGTAAACAAACTTCTACAAATGTTAGATTTTAAATATGTAGGGGAAGACAAAGGATACTTTGTATATCAATTTAAGGAGTAAACAATGGTAGCAAAAGCAACCATAGCAGCAGTAGTAGGTGCAACAGCTGCAGTAGCAGGTACAGCAGTAAGTATTAAACAAGGGCAAGAAGCCTCTAAGGCACAAGCACGTCAACAAGGGCTGTCAGCTAGGCGTAGCCAACGTCAGGCTATACGTGAGGCACAGATACGTAGAGCACAGTCACAGGTACAGGCTGGGGCTATGGGGGTGACAGGTGGCTCAGGTCTAGCTGGTGGACAAGCTTCTTTGTCATCACAGTTGGGTGGTAACCTTGGATTTGCAGGGCAGATGTCAGGATTAAACCAACAAATAACAATGGCTCAGAGTAGAGCACAAACAGCAGGTGATATAGCTGGTTTAGGTATGCAAGCCTTCCAAAATAGTGATGCTATTGGTGCTGGTCTTGATAAGATATTTCCATAGAAAGAATAATAATGGCTGTTACTTTAGGTGAAGAAAATATTGAAGCAAAAGTACTTGGGGACGACGAAGTAGTTTACGAAACTGCTCCACCTAACCCTAAGTCTGCTGCTACTGAACGTAGAGATACGGCTGTCCTTGGTGCTACAGGTAGTTTACCTGAAGAGTTACCTGATGTACGTGCTGGTGTCTCAGAGATTGTTACAACAACTCTTATGGAAGCTGTAAGTAACTTACAAGTAGAGGAACAAACTGTAGAAGAAAAGGCTGAGGAACTTGCTGATCAGTCAGCTAAAGGTTCTGAGTTAATTGCACTAGGTGACTTCTTTGATAATTCTTTTCAAGCTATGAAGAACCCTGCACTTAATGAAGCAGCTAACCTAGCATCTATAAAGTATCAGCTTACAGTAGAGAAACTCCAGGATGCTATAGAAGACAATGCAGCTAAGACAGGTGCTGGTACTGTAGCTAACTGGTTTGATCGTTACATACTTAGGAACTTTCCTATAGGTGCATTTGAAGCTGTCACTGGAAAACCAACTGGTATTAACCATGAGTTTGCCCATGCAATTTCTTCAAACATGTCAGTACAAGACTTTGAGATATTCCTTGACACAAGGATAGATGAGTATCTTGAGCAAGGCTTCTTTGTTGATGACAACCCTTTTGCTTTACAAGATCTACTAACTTCGGCAGTTAAACTTGGTAACGATGACAAAGCTCTGGGTGATGCTGTCCTTGGTGCTATAGATCTTATACCAATCGCAGGGTTTGCAGGTAAGACTGTAATTAAGACAGCATCTTCTGTAAATAAAGCACGTAAAATATCTAAAATTATGAATGATATAAGTAAGTCACCTACAGCTTCTACTCGTGCTGGTGCTCTTGCAGGACCTGACGCAGCTACAGAAGTTGCTGAGAACATTGCTAAACGTACAGATGAACCTGAAAACTTAGCATCTATGGGACCAAGTATGGTAGATCCTGTTGGTGATAAAGCACCTGTAAGACCTATAGCTGCCTCAGCTGCTAAGAGTCAGACTGCTACTAGAATAGCTCAAGAAGCTTTTGAGTACGTTAACACAGCCTTGGGTAAGGTAATAGATGAAGGACAACTAGCTACTTACGTTACCAAAAAAGTTGAGGGATTACAAAAGAAACTTAACAAGTCTATGATTGACACCAAGATAGACTACAACCTTAATAAAATTTCTATAATCATGGGTAACCCACGTACAGGTTTACCAGTGACAAGGAAGACAGCAGAGAAATATGCTGCTGATGTGCCAGAAGCATCTGTCATTCCTATTGATGAAGCTAACAACAAGTGGGCTATATCCTATGATGAAGCACTAGACCTTGACGAGTTTGTAGATGTAAATAAGTTTGATGAGGCTTGGAAGTATACACCTGAAAGTAAAGTATCTCTTCTTAGAAATATAGAGGGTAAGATAAGCAGAGCTAATGCTGCAGTGTTTGGTAGGCTTAATCTAACAGGTGCTTATCTAAGGGACAATGCTAACTTAACTAACCTAGCTAATAGGGCTGAGAGTGGTTCAGTACGTCTGACTCAAATATCCAAGACAATGCTTGATAAATTAGGTAGGGTGTCAGGTGCTGAGTACGAACAGATTGGTGCCATTGTTGCAAGACTACAATCAGGAGATCTAGCCTCTCAAAGAACTTGGTATACTACAGACGATTTCATAGACATGTGGAAAGCTGACAACAAAGGTAAAGCCCCATCTCAAAAAGTTATGGATGCTTACCAAGCTACCGTTGATCTAGGTGATTACAACTACATTGTACGTGCTACAGGTTTAATCAGAAGTCTTCATAGAGAAGGTTACCGTAGAATTTCTACTATACTTAACGGTGAGCAAAAGTTCTTAGCTGGTAAACCTGTAGACATGGACGACTTACCAGATAACGAATTATTTATAGATGCAAGTTCAGGTGCTAAGTTTACCAAGGCTGACTATGACGGACCTATGGCTAATGTCTTTGAAGTAGACATGGACATGGGTGGTGTTAAATACGTAGTAGATACTGACGTAGTTAAACCTCTTGAGATAGAAGATGCTATGGGTTACAATGCTGGTGGTCCACGAGTAAACCCTGAAGCTACAGAGTTTATAGTTCTACTCGATAAGAATGGCAAACCTGTTAATGTAGTACTGTCTGCTAGTTCACCTAAGACATCAGCTAAAGCTGTCAAAGAAATGACAGAAATATATAAGGCACTTAGAGCTGGTAGGTTAACAGATGAAATTGTTCAGGAAAATAATTCTTGGAACACAAGCTTAAACTTAAAGGAAGATGCTGAGAAGTGGTTCACAAAAAACAAGATAGACGTAGAGGGTGATGAGGTTACGTTTAACAGCAGAGCACGAGATGACAAATTTGTCTTTGTGGATAAAAACGCAGATGCTTTTATTCCTAATGGTTCTTTAGACGACTTCCATTCTTTTGTCAATAAACGTAATGACGAACCTTTAACTCACTATGGACATGGTGCTGCTACTGTAAATGACAACCCATTAAATAGTATCCTTTTCCAAACCAATAGTGTCAACAGACAGTTAGGTTTTAGTAAGTATAACCAGGCTGTTAAGATTTCACTAGGTAAAAAGATTAAACAAATAGCAGATGCTAATAGTTCTAACACTGACTATGCTTCTTATTATGAGAACATTGATAGATGGTTTAAGGGCGCAAAGAAAAATGAAATAATAAATAAGATATACGAACGTAAAAGAATTGCAGATTTAAGAATGGGTGGTGATGGATTTGGTGACGCATGGCTTATGCGTATAGTTGATGAAATGTCTAACCTTGTCTATGATGCGACTGGTAAAAAGTTTAACCCTTCTAATCCTACTCATTTTCTAAACAACTACGGCTTTAAAAAAACATTCCTGCTTGATCCATTCCAAATGGTATTACAGTCTGTACAGGTTATACCAATGGTTGCTATGGCAGGTCTTGATGATGGTATCAAGGGCGTTGCTATGGGTAAATACTTGTATAGTTCTTTAGACTTGAGTGGTAAACCCTTAGATATTTTTCTTGAAAGATTTGGTAAAGCATTTAACTATTCTAAGGCTGAGTCTAAAGAAGTACGCCAACTGTTTATAGACATGGCTCGTTATGAAGTTGACCCTACTAACATTGCTGAAGGTTACCAAAAAGCTACAAAGTCTGCTTCTGTATTTTCTAAACAAGATGATCGAGCAGCTGCTAAAACATTAAGCAAGGCTTGGGAAAAAGGAATGAACATGGGTATGTTCTTCTTTAATAAGGGTGAACAGATTTCTCGTGTGTCAGCCTACGGTGTAGCTGTTCGTAAGTGGAAGGCAGCTAACAAAGGTAAGAGCTTACTCTCTGAAGAGGGGCGTACTTGGGTGTCAAATAAAGAACAAGCATACACTCTTAACATGACAAACATGAGTCGTTCTGAAATACAACAAGGTTTACTTAGAGTACCTACTCAGTTCTATTCCTTCATGCTTAGATCCTTCGAAGGTATCTTTATAGGTAAAGACTTAACCCCTGCTGAAAGAATGAAACTTGCTGTTATGATGGGACCATTCTGGGGTACAACAGGTATGGGTATTAGTAATGCAGTTCCTGCCGTTGAAACACTTAACTCATACCTACCTGAAAATATGCAAATA